GAGCGCCAGTTGCCCCTGTTGTTCCTGTGGCTCCAGTAGCCCCTACTAAACCTTGTATTCCTTGTATACCTTGAGTGCCTTGTATACCCTGAGTACCTTGTGGCCCGGGTAAACCTACTGCACCTGTTTCTATAAGAGTATAGTATGGAGAAGGAGAGGAAAGATATGTACTGGTAACGTCCTCAAATGATACCTCAGTTATACTTGTATTTAATACTTGTATAGTAGTATTAGATGACATATTAGTCTCCTGTTTCTACAATAATAACAGGAATAGGATCTAATATCTCAGCTGCAGAACCATAATCATACTTGATATACACATATAGCGTTGTTGGGGATAGTCCAGCAATATCAGCGGCATTTATTTGTATAGTGAATACACCTACTGAAACTTGCGGTGTTACAGTAAGGGTCTTTAGTGTTTCATAGGAATCATTACGCAAAGCAGCTGTAATAGTAATACCAGTTAAACTCTCAGGATTTCCAGTGGTGCTGTTCTTTTTTGTACATGTCAGAGTAGTGGTTCCACCTTTTTTAGCAATAATCTTTGTTGACATAATGTTCCTTAAATGTATAGGTCAGTGTTGTTTATCCTCCCGTACACCTTCAGAAACGGGTTTCGGACACAAGGGATAATTTATTTATTCTGTCCTCTGATAGCTAAATACTGACCATCAGACTCTTTTAGTTTACCATCTTGTTTAGGGTACAACAGCTTATTAGGTTTTTGAGGTTTAATCACTGCCTTTAATTGTTCTTTTTCTTTACCCTGTAATCTTAAATCTATTGCCATATTATTTTACCATTTAACTTTGTTAGCCCAATATGCTGCTGATAAGGGTCCTCTGGCAATATCTTTTGCCATCCTAGCCTTAAAAGCATCACTTCGTGTTGATCCATCAGGACTACCCTCAGTGCCTTGTTGTCCAAACCTAATAGTCTTAATAGTGCCACCACTCTTAGCTACAACAATATGACTCTTGGTAGGGTGACTAGGTGTCTTCTTAGGTTTATTAAAACCAGATACACCAGCTCTCTCTAATCTAGAATCTTTTTCCATTTATTTCTTCTTAGCAGTCTTAGCAGAATCTTTAAAAGCTTTATTGGTAGGAGCACCTTTAGCTCCGGGCTTCCTCATTTTCTCACCAGAACCTTCTTTAATGCGTTCTTTTTTAGCATGAATGTTATCATACAATCCTGGTTTTTTTGCCATGTTTAACCTTCAATAGCAATAACGTGTGAATATTCTAAAACAATATAGTCAGTAGCAGTGTTAATTTGCCCAGTAACAGTAATATCAAAGTCACTGTTAGTATCAATACTTAAATATAATGATGCATCAGCAGATGAACCATGACCTAAAGCAGCTAAAGGATTAGCAATCTGACGTGCAATTGTACCACGGTTAGTAATTTCTTTATCAAGGATAGTTGAAACGTTACTAGATAAGCTGGCAGTGTGAATAGCTGTTCCACCAAAAGTGACCTTAACTGGTTTGCTGTTAGCTGTTGCATTAGTAACAAATAAAGCATTATAATGTACTTCACCTGAAGGACCCATTAAACCACCGGGAACTGTAGTACGTAGGAGTACTAAGTCAGAAGCAGTAGTTTGAGTATAACCTGAATTGCTACCTACTACTGCAACTAATGTTTCAGTAGGAATAAAGGCTTCAAAGGGTGAAGCGGGAACAACACTAGTTTGATACACAGTACCAGCAGTTGTTGAACTCATTACTACCCAAAATAAACCAGCAGCAACAGTTCCAGAAAAAGCAGTAGCAGGGAAGTACATCCAAGCACCACCAGCATAAGTAGTTGGAAGAGCAGTAGTTAAAGTAACAGTACCTGCTGTAGCAATAGTGCCGCTTGAGGGGATAACAACAGGTACGCCTGTTGATGCTAGTGCTGAAAAATTGTAAAGTTCAGCTTTATAATTTGAACCAAGTCTAATTTGTCCCATGTTAATTCCTTTTATTTTAAGTTAAAGCCAAGTAGTTTCTACTTGTTGAAAGTTCCCCATCTTTTGTGTAAAAGGAACGTTAGTTGTTGTTAATCTTTCTCCATGTGTCCTTATCACTTCCAGAGCAATAGCAAGAGCGATAACGGTATCATCATTGTGACCAACAATAGCATTTGTCCTGCCATTGTCATCAGCCACATAATTCATTAACTCCCCAATCATTATCCTTGAAGGTATCCATATTTCTTCCTGTTCAATAGCATTCTTAAGAAATCCAATAATAGCTGGTTTAGAAGCAGTGGTAGTTCTCCACCCCATCCTAGACCCTTCTTCCTTAGATACATTAGCCATCTTAGTCTGATAATACATATTAACATAACCCATTTGAGCTAGTCTATTTAGAGTAGCAATACCCATACTATTAGACTCTACAGCCATAAGAGCATTGTTATAATACCTACCTAAGTAAAACAATAAGTCCCCAAACTTACTTGGATCAATCATATTGTTTCTATATACAGCACATACTTCTCTCTCTGCATTCATTACTACCGCAGCAGAATAATCTTTACCTACTCCTAATGATACATCAGCAGCAAATGCAAAAGATTGATCAAAAGTAGGATATTTAAATATCTCAATGGAACCCTGCCGGGCATCCTCCATCATCATACTCTCAAAGTTAAATTCTCTCTGAGCTAATATAGGTTGCGGAATTAACTTGGATAATTTTTCAATATTAAATACATTAGATCCTGATACTATAAAGGCTTCTTCAGGAGTAGATGGATACTCTTGTTTAAACTTATCCGTACCACTCTCAGCTATTTTGAGTCTTCTCCAGTATAACTGATCATTATCTAGATTAAACCTTGTAACTAATACTTCTTCTTCATCTGTTCTTTCAAACCCCTCAGGGGCTGTCCTACGGTATTCAGACATAAGAAACCATGGTACGAATATAGGTACATATTCATTTTTACCAGCTACAGCATCTATCCATAACCTGTGAAATGAATTCCCCACACCATTGGCTGTACTCTCAAGAATAACCTCGGTACCTTCTGCCTGTGAAATACCCTGAAATAATCCCGCTAAAATCTTTTCATCATGTAGCCAGAAAGCTACTTCTGAAAGATGTGCAATCGTAGGCGTAATACCCCTACCCGCTTCAGGAGACCCCGCAGTATACAGTCTATAACCAGACTCATTATGTTCAAACATAATTTCTTTGGCATTAGACCTCTTTAATACTGGAGTAAATTGTTCAGGCATATTAGAAATAATATTCCTAGACATAGTAAAGAGAGCATCCGAAGTTGCTGAATCATGAGCCATAACAACTGACTTGTTATAAGCATTAAAATAAGACTTCCAGAATACTCTACCAGTAGATAACGTAGAAAGACCCATCTGTCGGGCTTTCAATATAATTACTCTAACTTTTCCTGTCTCCTTTAATTGCTTCTCAATAGCATCATTAGCTATCTTTTGTGCTTCATTAAAAACAAAAGGTTGGAACCCTAAGCGGGTGTCCTTGGGTAGAATCTTGATTTGCTCTTTCGCAAATAATTCAAAGTTATTTTGGTATTCTGCGAGTTTTTCTCTGCGCTTTAGTTCCCTAAGAGCCTCTAGCTTCTGGGTGTTGGATGTGCTTGACATATAATTTCGTTATAGTTTCTCTATTAGGGGACGTCTCTTTGTAGGTTTTCCTATAGCCCTATCTTTCTTTGTGTGTGAAAAAGGATTAAGGGTTTGTTGTATTCCCCTCTCTGTGTTGCTGCTCCCCCCTCGTCTCGTGTGGGTGCTGCTGCTCGCTGGTCGGGTCGTACCTCTCTCTCTCTGTCGGCTGCGCTGTGGCGCTGGTGCTGTCGGCTTCCTTGTCTGCGCTGTTTGGGGTTTGCTATGTCGTTTGCTTCTTTTGTCTCTGCTCTGCCTGTCGTTGGTGCTGTGTCTTTTGCCGTGGCTCCTGTTCCTGCTCCTTCTTCGTTGTTGGCTTCTGTGCCTCGTGCTCGGTGGTCTGCTCCGGTGTCTGTGGTCGCTGTTGTTCGCTCTGGTGCGGACTCGGTCTCCGTGTCTTGCTCGGACGGTCGTCTCCGTGTTTGCCGTCCTTCGTACGCTTCCCGTGCCTTGGGTCGTCCTGTGTCTGTGGATGCGGTGTTCTCTCGGTTGTCGGCTCGTGTTGGGTCGTCTGTTCGCTTTTGTGCTGCGTTCGGGTACTCGCCTGACTCGTGGTTTGTTGGTGTTGAAGCTGTTTGAGGGCTTTCTTGGTTGGCTCCGTTCGGGGTCTTCCAAGAGCGTCTTGCTCTGTTTTCCTTTTGGAGTCTGTTATGCGTACTTTCCTTTTGTTTGTTTGTCTTCGCCGTGGCTTTGGTGTGTCTTTCTCTTGTCCTTGTGGTCACATGATTAATGCTTGGGGTCGTACTGAGTTTGTTGTTGACATGTCTACAACTGATTTGTTCTTGTTGGCTGTTAGTTAAGGGCTTTCTC